CGACGAGCGCAAGTTTCGACATGACCTGTGAACTGTTGCGTTCGAACGTCGAATAGTCCGGCGTGTGAACGTGAAAATGCACGTTGTCTTTGCCGCCTCCGCCGCCGAACTCCCCTCGAAGTTTTCCGAGGAACGCTCGGTCCTGCATTCGATCCAACGGGACGACAGCCTCCGGACCGGACTCACCTATGAGCGCGAGCGTCGGACTCTTAAACAAACCGCCACTGGCCGCGTGCACTTCCGGCGTGACGTTCCAGTCCCCGACTTCCGACCCGCCGCCTCCGGCAGACGCGGCACCAGAAGAGGCGCCGAACGTCAAGATTTTCGCCATGATCTCTTTGCCGAGTTGTCTCGCGATCTCCCGGTTTATCTGTGCCAGGATCTGTCTGAAGTAATCATAGAAACTCTGGAGCCGTCCCTCCATCACATCGAAGAAGAACATTTCGAACGCGTCCGACATACCCCTGGCCGTCGCGTCGGCGAGTTGTTGCATGTCGTTGCCGACGTTTTCGAAAATCCTCTTGCGTTCGTCCATGAGTTTGCGCCACTGTTCAATCTCATGTCTGACCGCCTCGGCGCGAGTGATCCCCGGGGCATCCTCCAACTCGGCGCGCTCCCTGGCGATCTGTTCGAGACGGACGTTCTCGTATCTCTTCCACGCCGACTCGAGTTCCGTCGTCGCGAACTTACCGCCTTGAACCATACGCGCGAGCATGTCTCGATACAACTCCGCGCGAACGTTCAACGACCGTTCGTACTCCTGGATTGTAGTCATGAAACCGACGGGGACCGAGAACGCCGGTTGTCTGCGATCACCGCCAAACGGGTCAATGTTGGAATCGATATCAGGTTCGGAGATTTTCTTCGTGAGCGCGTCGATCTTCGCGAGTATCTGATCCTCGTACGTAAGGAGTTCGTCGAGGTTCTTCTTCTCCTTTTTGAGCCACTCGTCATCGAATATCTCAGCACCGGTCCTGTAGTCCGTGTCCTTTTCGAGTTGATCATAGAGGGCGTTGAGTTCCTTTGTCAACTCAGCTTCTATCTTATCAAACTTTCGTGACGTCATGCCAGGTCCGAGGAGCATCGACTCGGGGTCAAACTGTTCGAAAAAATCTTCCGCTTCGACGAACTTGAATTCAAACGCCGCGCCGACACCTTTCGCGAACAAAACGATCTGGTCCTTCATGTTTTGAAAATACGCGAGCAGGTCACGGCCATAACCAGTGAGCGCTTCCCACAAAAGACGACCGAAAGCAGCGAACATTGTGACGGTCGACTTGGCGAGGTACTCGAGGAACTTAACAAAGTTTTCCGGTTGTTGCATCATCCACGCCCACGACTGTTCCCACATCGTCGGGTCGGGCGGCACAAGCATCTTGCTCGTGGCTTCTTCTATTTTCGCTTGCACGAGGAACAACTCCTGATACAGGAGCCACATGTCAAGGTCCTTGAACTTCTTCTGCGCGTCCTTCACAAAATTGTCCACCGCGTCGAGCGCCAAACCGAATTGCTTCGCGATCGTGTCCGCGAACGTTCCGAACGAGTTGGACACAGCGAGGATGACGTTGCCGGCGGTTTGTATCATGGGGGTCAACATCCGGAGCACACCCGCGATCGTGTCACCGAAATCCGCGATCTCGTCCTTGTTCCTGCGAAGCCAATCCGTGAGGTTGTGGAAAAAATCGACGAGCTCACTCTCGAACCGGTCGAACGTGTCGAGCAACACGCTCTCGATCACTGACTTGAGTTCTTTGAACGACCCCGCCGCCGTGTTGCGCATTATCTCGGCGAGGATCATCGCCTCCCCCGCCACCCCGTGCAGAGTCTTTTGAAACTCCCGGGCTTTGCCTGTCGACTCGAACAAGACGCCAGCCGCACGTCCGGCCCGAAGTCCGAACTCCTTCATCGCATCCGCCGCCGACATCCCTCGTTCCTTCATCGCGTCAAGCACGTCGAGGAAGTCTGCCGACTTGAGACCCATCTTGGCGGCTATATCGGCGGATTTGACGAAAGCCTGCGTTAACTGAGTCCCCGCCATACTACCTTGAATGCCGGCGTCGCCCAGCGTCCCGATGAGCCCCGCCAGTTGCTCAATGCTATAACCGAACGCGCGTGCGGACGGGGCGGCATACTTGAACGACTCGGCCATCATCTCCATGTTTGTGTTGCTGCGGGTGATGGTTCCGACGAACACGTCGTTCACCCTCCCGAGCTCGTCCACCTCAAGACCCATGGCAGTGAGCGCGTTCGTCGCGAGGTCGGCCGCTGCCCCGAGACTTATCTGTCCAGCGGTCGCGAGATCAAGCGTCCCCGGCAACGCGGACAGCGCCTCGTCAACTGCGGCCGCCGTCAACTCACTGAGTTGATCCACCGTGGCACGCATCACGCCGCCGACGGTCGCCATCGTCTGGCCGAACTCCATGCCCTTTTGCGTGGCGGCTTTGAACAACGCCGCTCCCCCGACCGCCACGCCGAAAGCGGCGAACGCCCCACCGATCTTCGCCATCGTCCGGGTCACATTCTTGTCAAACTTGGTGAACATGCCACGCGCCCGCATCATCGAACGAGCCAACGGGTCTGTGTCCATCCCCAGTTCGGCTTCGAGTTTACCTAACTTGACCATCGGCTCCTCACTCCCGCTTCCGTCGTTTGCCGCGACCGCGTTTCTCGAACCAACTGAATATACTCACAAGTGCACGTTTCTGTTCGTCGACTGTTTGCACGACACGTTCCGCCGGATCATAGTCTGGCACGAGTTTGTCCACCCCCGTGGGCGACTTCCCTTTCCCACGAAAAACGTTTATAATCACACACGCGACAGTCGCCGCACGTCTCCACAACTCACGAAACCCCCACGGCTCGAGCCGGTAGAACATCACCCATTCATCAATCTGTCGTGCCGTCATCTCCTCCGCCATTGCGTCGACGTTTACGTAACCGAGTTCGAGGGCGAGTCTGTAGAGGAACCGTCTGTGTCGGTCCCGTGCAAATTTCCCAACTTCTCCCCCGGGACCTCTTCTTTTTTCATCCCGTTCAGTTCCATGATCTCCGAGCAAAGGTCGTTGGCCACGTCGTAAGGGAGGGTCTCAGCGACTTCCTCCGCCGTCGTGAATATCCCTTTCCCGTCTGGGTCGACAACCGACCGGAGGATGAGGTGGAACCGGAGGGTCGAGAAATTCAAACGGTTCTCTTTGTATTCCACCTCGAGGTCGCCGCGGACACCGGCGCTGAACTCAACAATCTTGACGCTTCCCCCGAGTCTCTCGACGAAAACGTCCTTGCTTTTACGCGCGCTCGTCGCGAGCAAAAGCAATCTCTTTTTGGTTAAGATTTCAATCGGCTGTATTTTGTCTTCAGTCATGATTCTCCTCGCCTTCTGATTAGACGTTGTTTTCGTCACCGTCATCGTTACCGTTTCCTCGATCGCCCCCAGTTGCCTACGATGTGAGACTTACCACGCCGGTCACCTTCAACGTGACGTCCAGGGTGACTTTGTCGTCCGGTGTGATCGAGAGCGGCATGTCTGTGACGAACGCCGCCATGTCCAGGGTCGTCTGCCCGGCATCGGGCAAAACGATTTGGTAGTTCACGCTGTCGTCGTCCTCGAAGTCGACACGCATCTGCTCGTATCCGGCTCGGGTGAAGTTCATGTTGAGCGTGATCTGTCCCCCATCCCGGAAACCGCCGATATACTCCCGGTATCCGTCGGTCGAATCGAGACTCGTCACGTCAATGAAATCCCGGGTCATGCCGGGACCGTTGATACTGTTCACCTCGGCGACGGCGGTGAACTCCTCGTTCGACGCCCCGTCCCCTCGTTTGAATTGAGTACCAACACCTGCGATCGCGCTGCTTGGCATCTTCCTTCCTCCTTCGGTTTAAGTCGTCGTTCTGTTTATTCTGAAAGTCATCACGAACAACGGTCTGTTGCGCTCGTCCCGATTAACGTAAGAGACAGGGGACTCGACCCATATCCCGATGTACCGCGTCGAGTTCCACGTCTCGTTGTGACGACCGTTGAGTGAGTCTTGAATGTCTTGCGCGAGTTCGTGTCCGCCCGTGTAGTCGTCCGCTCGCCCTCGCACGCGCACTTGGACGTGCGGCCTCCAATAATCAACGTGCGAATCCGGCGGTTCCCCCGGCGCGTCGTACGTCGCGACGCACAAGTTTGGTTGATCGGGCATTTTGCTGACGTACAAACTGATCTCATGGACGAGTCCCAACGAGCTGTCGTCCTCGATCATGTCTTTTACGTCCACGCTTGTCGGGTTCACGTCTATACCTCCGCGTTTCTTCGTATCGTCTCAAGCACCTCGGCGTGAGACTCATTTAACGCCTTGGCCAGGAACTTCCACGACGATCCGGGACGCCTGTAACTTTTGTCGATCTCATGCACGAGCGCCGCGTACGCAGCGGTGTACCCGATCACGACGTTCCATTGACCGCCGAGGTTGAGGAGCGCGCCGATCGCACCCCCGAAACCGCGACGCGTCTCGACGAACCCGCTTTGTCTGAGCTTGTTCGTTTTGACCGGGACGTATCGCTGGGACTTACGGAACACGACGAGTCCGGCCTCGTACATCCCTTTACGTGACCGGTGACCTATCGCGGCGACCTGTCGGGCGAGGTTGGTCACGACCCGATCTGTCCCGTTCAATCTCAACCGCGTTGACTTTCTTACAGCCAATGTTTCCTCACCGTCTTCTTGGCGCGCGCGTCCGGCGTGTCGAATCGTCCGCGAATCTCCCACGCACCATCAAGATTCATCGGATCAACCTCATCCCCGGATGACAAATCGTCCAATGTCCCGAGATACAAATATCCGCCGATCGTTAACGTCGTCGCGCAGTACACGACGGAGGAAGACTGTTGCTCGTCCCCGTTCGCGTCGGTGAATGTCTCGTGTTTGCTTTCCCACCTGACGGGCACGTCGATCGCATCAGCGAACGTCTTCCCGGCGGCGCCTCTCTCCACCGGACCGCCCCAGTAGACGGCGGTTTGCTTCAACATGCTTTCGATACGTCTGCTTTTTGACGGACTCATGCTATCACCACCACTTCCGCTGGACCGGACGACGCGTCGATGCTCGCGAGTATCCCTTTATGTTCGATCAGCATCACCATTTGACCATACCGCGACAGACGGAGACCCGTCCCGAACTTCCCCTCGTATCTGACCTCGGCGTCACCGAGTCGCTCCTGAGAGATGCCCGGGTCCTTCGCCGACGCGAAGTGCGCGGAGAGCCACTTCGCTATTTGACCAAGCTCTTCATCCGTGTATCCTTCGTTGACCAAACGTCCGTCGACGACAGACTCGGCGGCATCCAGAAACGGCGTGAGTTCGTCGTCGGTGACGTCCGCATCCATGATCTCCCGAACCTCTTGCTCCGTCGTCCTCGCCATCTCAGTCCTCCGGTTCCGTTATTTTGTAAACGTTATTTTTGAACAGGGCCGGGACGAGTGAGTCGAACACATTGTCTCTGCTCCACTCAAGTCCGAGCTCTGTCATCAATCTACTCACGGGGCCGAAGTTCCCGTCAACAGCGTACTGCGGCCAGAACTGAAACACGTCCGCCCCGGAATCTATTATCTCGGAGAATCGAGATTTGTACGTCGTGAGCCAATTCATCCAGTCGCCACGTTCCGAGTACTTTCGCATCGTCGTCGTCCGCATACAGGCGTTCACAATATCAGCGTCGTGACGACGCACCACGACCCACTTCGCGTCTGGAAACGCCGCGCGCCACACGGGCCATATTGTCGCGGCCTCCTCGCCGACGTACATCCACGGTCCGCCCACATAACCGCGTCTTCGTGCGGCTCTCTCGACAAACCCGCGCCAGTTGTCGCCGACCGTCTCCGCCAACATGCGGACGGTGTCTATGTTGGCGAACGGTTTTTGACAAGTGAGGTCAGCCCCGAGACCTATCATGAACGGCTTGACTAGTCCGCGGAACACCGGCGAACCGCCGAGCAGCCGTCGACTGTTCTTACCGTCGAGCGTCTCCTCCGTCCATGTACCGCAAGCCCGGAGTATGTCGACGGCGAACGCCACCCCAGATCGCGGTGAACCGGTTACGATGAACAACGAGTCAATCATGCTTCTTTTCCGAGTTGAACATCCCCGGGTCTACGAATTTTTCGACAGCGTCAACATCCCACGAAAGGTTCCCGGCCGCGACCAACCTGCGCACGCCGCACAGGTCACCCGCGACGATCTCATCGGACGACACTTCCGCGTAGTTCGTGACCCCTTCTGACATCTCCGCGAACCGTTCTTTGTGACTCGCGATCCAAGCGAGCCACCCTTCCTGTCCCAGACGTTTCCGCATGAACGACGTCTTGAGACAAGACGTCACGATCCCTTCGTCTCGCCTCCGGACGATGATCCATCTCGCGTCGGGGAAAGCCGCGTCCCACACTTGCCACATGAGACACATCTTCGCGCCTTTATAAAACCACGGACCCTCTTTGTACCCGTGTCTTCGCATGACTCCTTCGATGGCCGTGCGCCAGGAGATCGCGAGACGACGGTCGCGCTCGCACATTTCCCGAGAGGGGAGCGGGTCCTGCCCGAGCGGGTCCGCTCCGACCGACCTGAGCCACGGCTTAACCACATCGTTCCTGATCTCGGTGTTCTCGAACATGCCCTTTCGATTCCAAGGGTTCGGGCCGGCGAGTTTCCCCCCGAACGCGCCGCACGTGTCGAATATCCCGGCGACCATCGACGTCCCGGATCGAGCGCATCCCGTTATGAGAATCGGATCGTGCGTCATCGAAGTTCCTCCCCGTCCGGCTCCTCGTATGTTGTCCCCTTCCAGAGGGTTCCCCCCGCCATGTAGATCAACGTCGAATCCCGGAACATGGCGCGAGCCTCCTGCCTCCACTCCCTCTTCGGAGACACACATGCCACGACCGCCGTGATACCCTTCTCCTCGAACATCGAGGCCACGCGAGCCATGCGCATGATATGTGCGCGACGGTCTTCATCCGTGAAGTCAGTCGGGAAGATGATGCGGAACTCGTCGCCGTCAATCAAGACGGACTTATCCTTCCCCAATACCTTGATTAGTTTCGTCGCGAGCGCCGTCTTCCCGGCTCCAGCGCGACCTGTCACCCAGATGACCATTGCGTTGCCTCCGTAAAACTTTTGACGACCTGGTTCACGGTCGCCGTGGTTGTGATCGGTCTGTAGAGTCGACCGACCGTGTCCGGCGGACAACAGTTCCGCCAGAACGTCGGCCTGAAATAATTGTTCCACAGTATGACCGTCGGAACGCCGAACGTCGGCGCGAGTATCGTGTTCCCTCCGCAAAACCCGAGGCACCCACGCGCGCCCCTGAGCAACGCAAAGTACCCGGGGAGTGACGTTTTCCCGACGAGGTCGACAAGGAAACTGTCACCGGAACAGTCGTGTATCGACATGAGTTGTTCGTTGACTTCTGCAACCCCAGCGTCCCTGGAATGGTCCCACTCCGCTCCAGTCAACACGAACCGCATGCCAGTCTGCTCAGTGATATCCCGCATCGTCTTGTATATCTTCGTGATAGGAAACTCCTTCAACCACCTGCGGTACATCCCGTGATACGTGAAGAATGCGACGATGTAATCACCAAATAGTTTTTTGTATACAACGGTGGCGTGGCATTCATCGATAGACACGAACATTGGCGGATACCAATTCGTGTCATATCCCGGCATGATCTGCTCGAGCGTCTTGTCAAAACGAAACGGACCGTTTGCCGACAAAAAGAAATCGAACCCAAGCACATTCTTGAAAATTCCACTGCCATCCTGTTTGTATGCACGATTCCACAACTTGTTCCTTCTGATATCTTCGACATGAAACCCAGCCGCCCGGACGAACGGTAAACGTTCGACGTAGGGCAACGATCGTTGCTTCTCCCCGTTCGTACACGCGATGAATACGTCAGGAACACCGAGATCATGTTTCTTGATGAAAGCCTGAAGTTTGCACGCGACCCAGTATATGTCGCCGATGCCGGGAGGCACGAGTATCCGCGCTCGTTTCCCGACCGGTTTTTTTGTCGCGATGAAAACGAGTTTCGACGAAATCGGCATGTACACTTTGTCTACGGAGAATCCGCAAACGTCAAGCAAGTGTCTGACCTGTTTATTATTAAAGAACCAAAGGTGTTCGGTCTTCTTCCAATGATGCTTCCCCGAATCATGAAAGTACCGTGGAAAATCGATAATAATCCGACCGGACGCTTTCAACATCCGACAGGTCTCATTCAACACGTGCCGTGGGTCATAAACATGTTCGAGACTATCATGGAACACGGCCACGTCAAAATAGTCAGGGGGAAACATCACCTCGTCGAGCGGATCGGTGTACGTCCACTCATGACTATTGTGCGGATCACACCCGTACGCAGGAACTTTTTGTTTTCGGAGCGCGTCCACGAAAGCGCCGTTCCCGGAACCGAAGTCGAGGACGCGCGTCCTTTCGTTGAAAACGACTCCCCGTTTTCGGTACGCGATCAATCGTTGTTCGGCGACGACTCGATCGTGAGCGTAATCGTGATTGTACACCCCGACAAAATACTGGTCCCTGTACCACGCGAACAGTTCCTTTGACGTCATGTCAACGACTTGACGAAGGATACCGCACGACCGACACGTAGCAACCGCAATCCCGTTGAACTCCCCGTGGGTCGAGTCTCTACAACCACAGACACAAGTTTCTATCATCCCCAATGCTCCCGCACCCAGTTGTGTTTGTCCGCGACGTCTGGGAGTCGCGGCCTACCGTGAAAACAAACGACCGCCGTGTCACAAGACAAAGCCCCGCCGTTAGTTCTCACGTGTCTTTTATAACTGACGACACCGGAAAAATCATCTTGCACAAACATCACGGTGTGAGATGACACGTGTCCCCACGCGTGAACGATCCAATCCTGATCTCCCTTGAACCGAAGTTCCCCGACGGTCAACGACCCCGAGCCGAGCATAACGTCGCTCTTCGCCAATTCGTTTTTGAACAAACGCGTGAGCCAGACGATGTTCCCGTTCCAACCCATCACACCGGACGCGGGAGGACCCCCGGGACGAAACCCACGTAACATCATGAGTCTACCGGGAAGAAGCGACGTGACCTGTTCCGCGAGCGCGGTCACGTCCGCAACGATCACCGTGTCCAAGTCAAAATACAACACCGGCCCAAGCAATCGGAAAACCTCCATCTTCGACCACCACCCCGGCCACCTCTGGATGAGCGACACCGTTTTAATCGTCCCGGGGAACTTGCTTATCGGGACGTCCGTCAAACAGACGAACAGGTGCTTCATCCGCAGGTGTCTGGCCACCGCTTTCTGCAGGCGCTCGACATAGGTCACGTCGTACACGCCGCCGCTGCGGAGTACTGATGCGACGATCAACACGACAACCCCTCTTCGACCGACACGATCGGAAACACCGTCAATCTACTGTCGGGCGTCGCGTTTACACACGCGATGTTCAATGACGTGAGGTCACGCGCGACATAGTCAAACGACTCGATGAATCTCGGCCAAGGGTTCTTGTTCTCCGCACCCGGATAATACGCGTGCCAGTTCACCAACCTGATCGCGTCACCCGAGGCGAGCGACGTAAGTTTCACGTAACTGTTGTCATTTCTATGAGTCGCCAGAACCTCCCTCTCCGCCTCATCGGGCACGCGGGTCTTGGCGCACATGTCAAACCCAAACAAGACGATCTTCTTCGCGCCGAGCAACGTCGCGAGGTTGATCGCGCACGCGCCGGAACTGAGGTTCCACCCCAACGTCGCCGGGTCTCGACTTAAACCCTCGGGGCTCTTCTGTTTTTTGAGGACCAGGATGCCCGGCTTGTCCATGTGCTCCGCGTGCACCGTCACTTTGAGACCGGCGAACATGGCGAGGTGACCTTTGACTTTGTCATAAAATTTTGCGTCACCGAAAAACATCGCCGGCAGCCACGGGGCGAGTCTGAACGCCATGTTGACGGCGATCACGCACCGACCCCTCAACCTGTCGACGTCGACGAGGTTCAGGCTCGGTCCTCCGCCGAGTATGAACACGGTCTTCTTCTCCCACATCCTCGGGACCTTCCAGTTTCCTATCTTCGTTGACCTCAGTTTACCCTTCACTGGACGATGTCGTCTGGGTCGTTCCTTCGCCACCGTCCTCCCCACCTTGCGACGGTTCTTTGCTCTTGTCGTCATCGGTCTCGGCGTTGGTGACGGGTTCATCGTCACCGGCTCCGCCGTCGGTTCCGCTACCGGTGGTTTCTCCACTGACACGGATGAGGTTCTCAGCGTCCTCCCGGGAAAGGAGTGAAGTATTAACGGGTTCGTTCGTCGTGTCGCTGATAACATTGTAACGGCCCCCTCCGCGATGTTCCAACGTGAGACCGACGACCGGCGTCGGCGCCGTGTGTTCCCGGGTGACTTTTTCCGGCTCGAGACATTCAAACTTGTCGATCGCCCCGACGAGTTCGTGCGGTTCACAATCGATGACGTCCCCTGGTTTGAGGAGACGACCACCCCCGGTGTAATGGGGACCGGTCCTCGGTTTCATTCTGTATTTCGCCATGTTTCAACTTCCTCCGGTGAATCGTTTCGGCGGGTTTGATTACCCTCCGACGATTCCGTGTGTGACGCCGTTACGTAACGGTGCCGTGAACGATCCCCGTCTTGTCGTTGCTGTCGACCAGAATCTGTGGGACCATGATGCTGATGATCTTGAAGTTCTTGATGAGACCGCCCATGGTCTCCCACTCGATCGTCGTCGGCTGCACGCCGACGATCATCCGCACGGACGCGGGTGTCATCTCAACGAGCATGACGTTGTCCGCTGTCAACGAGTCGGCGACCTTCACGTCCTCGATCTCCTCGATCTCGAGGATGCGTTTCCGGAGCGACTTCCCATAGCTCGCCGAATAGTCCTCGCCGAGCGTCCGCTGGTACGCAGTCGGGATGTACAAGACAAACGGGCCGTAGTGCTTCGCGTTGACCGCCGCCTGGATCATGCCCATGATGTCTGACAGGATGACCGCGCCGTTCCCTGCGCTCGCGTCCCACGCTTGCGTGAGCGTGACCGTGCTCCGCTTGGGGTGGTCCTGATACCCCCGGAGCACGGCGCCGCCGGCCGAGAACGAACTCGCCCCTCGGAACAGGATTTCCTCCGTCTTCTCGGCGACCTTGATCGCCGCGATCGAAGCCTGCGCCGTGTCGAGCGATTCCCCTTTTCCGCGGGACGACTCGAGTTTGCGCAGCGGGATGAAGAAGCCCTTCGACACGAGCGGCATCGGGAGTTGATCGAGGCCGTACTCGATCGCGTCGTTGCTTCCGCCGGTCTCCCCGAACATATTGAGCTCGGCTTCGTTCATGTCGGACACGTTCTCCACCTCGAACATGGTGGTCCCGAGTCCGTTCTTCAGATCGTGCCTGAGGTTGCGATCGAGCAAGTCGTTCACGCCCGTCATCCGGATGCGACCGACGGCGGTGACGGCGTCGTCAACCTCGACCCACTCGTCCTTGCGGAGCGTCGCGTTGGCGCCGTGCCGCTCGACCCACGGGCGAAGCGCCCGGATGTCCATCCCGGATGCCAGGAGCACGTTCGCCAATCTGCCGCCGTACTGTCCATTGAAGATGGCGTCGACGTTGGCTTGACTCAATAATTTGTTCATTCTCTGTTCGCCTCCGTTCCTATTCGAATTCGTTGCTTCCGTTGACCGTCGGGCCGATAACTACATGACCCGCAGTTTGAACAAGTACGACTCCGGGTCCGCGCCGGACGACCCGGACAAGTCGATCGCCTCGAGCGACACGCCGATGATCGACTGCACGCCGATGTCCGCCGCTGACGCGTCCGCATCCACCTTGCGGAGAGAGCCGAGTCCGTCCGACTCAACCTTGTCACCGATGACAAGCGTCTCGCCGTTTTTCAAGAGGGCGATGACCTCGTCCCCGGGAGCAAAGACGGCGGCCTTGACTTGCGAGTCAGCCGCCCAGTCGGTCGTCATGGCACTTCCGCCAGCCGTGACGTCGTCACGTTCGAGTGCAAACATGCGTTCGGCGCTCCCGCCGGCGGTCGCATGCAACCGGAACTTCCCGGTGCTCATCACCTCGACGAGCATGCCAGGGGTAATCGCAACGTTCGCGAGTGCCTCGACGACAGTCCCACCGCGCGATTGGATTGTTCTGTATGCCACTGTGTTGCCTCCTTGTCTTCAGTTGATGTCAGTCAGTTTCGCGGGACCTACTACGAGGTCACGCGGTCGTTGCCACCTTCGGTTTCGTCGTCTCCGCTTTCTCGCGTGGAGACATTTGCGGAAGCGGAAGGTCGCCTCCGTCGTCGCCGTCGGCGTTGACTTGAGTCTGGCCTCCGCCGCTGCCGGAGAAGTCGTCGGGCTTTTTCTCGACCCGCACCATGTTGGCGATCTTCTCGAGCTCGGCGACGTCCTTCGCCTCGAGCTCGTCTTTGCTGAACCCGCACTTCTCGTTCGCGACGAGCTCCATGACGAAACGCGCGTGCTCGACGTCGTGACGTTCCTGCATCGACTTCAACGCACCCCTGATCTCCGTCGGTGCCTCGGCGATGTACTCCTCGGCCGTCTGCGGTTTGTCGGCAGCGAGCTTTCCGTCCGGTGCTGAGGCGACGGTCACCTTCGCGACGTCACCCGGTGACTCCGCGTTCGCCACCGGCGCGACGGTCTTGCTTTTCTCCCCCGCGATCTTCTCGACCGACTCGAGCGCGCTCAACTGGCAATCGCTCATGCTCAGCAACCACTCTTTGTGGTCGTCCGTGAAAGTCGTCACGTCACTCGCGATGAGAGCGGCGACGCGTTCTGCTTGCTTGTCCACGTCAGTCTCCTTCCCTTCACTCGCGGCCGCGCGTTGTGGCGCCGGCCGCCATTCGGTGAACTTCACGACCTCTTGACGATCACCGGTCAGTGATGCGCCGTCAGCCGCGTTCCTGAAACCCTGTTTGTAGTATTTTACTCCCCCGCCCACGGGCATATTGTTCTCCGCCCGGAAGATGAGATACGCGTCGTGCACTTCTACGACGTAATGTGCCCAACCGCCTCCGTCAAGTTTGTCCACCTCCCTTTGCAAGTTGCGCCGAACATCCTCATGGCTCACGTCGAAAAGTGAAATGAATCGCCGGATAGCCGCCAGGCCGACCATCTTCGCTTTCTCGATCCACGGGAACTGACTCTCCTCAAACTCGATCGTCACGTGCTCCATCGTTCCTCCTCTCTCGTCATTTATACTTTTATTGACATTGAGTCCGCATCCGTCGCGCACGCTACACGCGCCCGTGTCCCCGGGGAGCAACGCCAGGTGATCCGGCATGAGTGCCGTGACCGTTGCGTCGTACCGTTCCCCGTTCCACGTCCCGGGTGTCTCGTCGTGGATGAAAAGGAAACCAGCCGATACCTCGAGTGGTTTTCCGTTCCTCATAGCCGTAGCGGCCAGCGGCGAAAGCGCGCGGAGTCTCGGCTCGTCGATGAACGCCTCGGCCACAAGTTTCTTCCCGGCAAAACGGTAGTCTGCGTTGAAAAGCCTCCCCACGCCCGCTCCCTCGAGGAACTCCGGCGTCCGCGCCGACCCCGGCTTCCCCTCTGCATTGAACGGGTGACCGAGGACCACCGGCATCCCGTTCCAGAGAGACGGCATGTTCGCCAGTAGATCCGACGTGTACCTGAGGCACGTCGTCTTGCCGTCCGGGCCGACGCCGCAGTGGACTCCCTCCACGAGCATGACCGCCGGGGCGACGACGCGGTTTTGCCCCTCGAGAACGCGGACTCGCGTCGTGTCCACGTTCGCGGTGATCGACAGGAACGCCCGCGTGTTCACACGTGACATGTCAAACCTCCTCAAGTTCTGCGTCCAGTTCAAATGTCACACCGTTGTCTCCGTTAATCGGCAACCGGTGCGTGTGTTCCCCAGTCAGTACGATTTCCGGGATGCCGTCAGGGAACGCCGCGCACACGAGCGTGACAGATGTCTCCGTAATCCCGTCAGCAGGCGGGGCTTGCTGCTTCGGTCCCCGGTAATGAACACAATTCCAACACGGCTCTGGAAGTTCCGGCATTGCCATAACGTCACCTTTTCTGTAGTTCCAAATCGACCAGCCACTCTTGTCCGCGCCACGCACGTCGGCCAGTCGATGTGTTACGGCCCGTGTACCCACCGCGCATAAGGTCCATCACCTTTTCTATGAACCTCTCCATGCGAGGTGGAAATTTCTCTGGGCCTCCCCGGAATCCGTAATTCGGGGAGGTATAATGCGCGAACGCCTCGGCGAACGCTTCAGACTCATTGGTCACCGCGTATTCACTAATCTGTCGAGTTACATTGAACTTTTCTTTTTTTGGATTACTGAGACTTTTGAGAAAAGCCTTAAACCTGATACGCGTAACACTGAACGTATGGTCGATGTTATGTGCCCATTCGTGACGCGCCACCGGTTCAAGCATTCCACTCTCGTCAACTCCAACGTTGTGTGTATAACCATATTTATTTTTTCGTGCAAATTGACGGCGACGAGCCGCGTCACTCATCTCGTCAGCAAAACTCACACGGCTCGCCCAACCCCAGTCCGGAGACTCTTGTCCGGGGAGAATATCTTTTTGTTTGTATACCCGGCCTTGAGCGATCCCCATAACGCGGCCTTTGCCTTTACCGGATTCAAAACCTATCTCCCGCGTGACAAACATCTTGTTGACTTTCGGTAACTTGATGTGATGTTTTCTTTGTACTCGATCAATCTCAGCTAAAATTCGATTCGTTCGTTTGAGTGCCTCACGCTCTCCGAGAAGCCCCGCGTCAGCCCACGTATAGTTGATGTCCCATTCTTCAGCTTTGATAAGTATCTCATCCGCGATGTTGTTCGCTTTCGCCCAAGCGCGCGCTTCGTCGAGAGTCCCAGCAGGCTCAAACGGTTTACCTTTAAGCGATTGTTTACTTGGTCGCGTCGGTCGCACTGGGCGCCTCGGCCGGAGCGGAGAACGCAGTGGCGGCTTGGGCGCGGGCGGCTT